CGTTGGAGATATTCTTCGCTTCGATCCACACGTATCCAAGCATATCACCCTTGGAACGAATCGGAATGGTGACTTCATTGTTAGAACCGAAAGTGCCGATGTAATCCATGCGCTCCGGCTTAATAGAAAAATTCGTGTGACGCCTGTAGTTTTGACGGAAAAAGCTGACCTGAGGCTCACCAGTGATGAACACATCCTGGGCGCCCTTAGAGACAAGATCAATCAAGGCTGCTGACATTTATATAATAAGCATATTAAAATTTTGGCTCGATGTATACACAAACCAAAATGGTCGTCTTCCAAGCATTGACGTGGGAGGCACGAGACTCCGAAGAAGGAGACGAACACCTTATCAGTATCTTCGGCAAGACTGAAGATGGAAAGTCGGTCTGTGTGACGACAGGTTTCGATCCGTATTTCTTCGTAAAACTTCCGTCTGGAACATCTCAGCAACAAGTTCAGCTCCTGTACAATCAACTGAACAAACTCAGACCTAATCACGTCACGTCATACTCTTTGACTGAACAAAAGGACGTGTGGGGATTTCAAAATAATGAAAAGTTTGCATTCATGCGCCTAAATTTCAAAACACTCGCCGCGCGTCGAAAAGTGAATTCGTTATTCATGTATAATGACGAGTTCAGGAAATACCACGTGTACGAATCGAATATTGATCCTGTCCTGAGGCTCATGCACCGAACAGGAATTCAATCAAGTGGATGGCTCGACACGGGTTCTAAGTGTATTCGATCGTATCTCGCACGGACGGACATTGATCTTTTCTGTAATGATTGGCAAACACTTACACCCGTCGAAAAGAATGAAACAGCGCCATTTGTCGTGGCGTCACTCGATATCGAATCAAACAGTTCCACTGGTAAATTTCCGAATGCGCTTGTACCCGGTGATGCATGTTTTCAAATTGCAATCTCCTTGTGTACATTTGGATCTGATGAGCCGTATGATAAGACATGTCTGTGTTACAAAAACACGGATCCTAACCTGGAAGGTGCAACCATCGTGAGTTTCAAAACAGAACGAGAAATGCTCCATGCATTTCAAAAGTATTTACACGAAAAGAATGTTGATATCATTACCGGATGGAACATTTTCGGTTTCGATATGGAATACATTTATCAACGTGCACAATTGGTTGGGTGCGATCCAGAATTCTATGAACTCGGCCGACTCAAAGAACATGAGTGTAAGATGGTCTATAAGAAACTCTCTTCGAGTGCCCTGGGAGACAATGAACTCAAACTCCTTCCAATGCCCGGTCGGTTCATTTTTGATTTGTTCCATGAAGTCAAGAAGGGATACAAGCTTGATAGCTATAAATTGGATAATGTATCTAAATTGTATCTCGGAGATCAAAAGATTGATATGCCACCGAAAGAAATGTTTGCGCGCTTTCTCGAAGAAGATCCAGTCAAATTGCGTGAAGTCGCGGAGTATTGTATTAAGGATACCCTTCTTCCACACAGACTCATTAAACGTTTGTGTACGCTGCTCAATCTTTTAGAAATGGCTAAAGCGACGTGGGTACCGCTGAACTACCTTGTCGAGCGGGGACAACAAATCAAGGTGTTTTCACAACTCACGAAGAAAGCGCGTGAGATGGGATTCATGGTACCGACCATTAAATACGGGGCGATTCCTGAAGAACCATACGAAGGTGCAACGGTGCTTGATGCGCAAAAGGGGGCGTACTATACACCAATCACGGCTCTCGATTTTGAAGCGCTGTATCCAAGTATCATCATGGCGCACAACTTATGTTATTCGACATGGGTCATGGACGAAAAGAAATATGGAAACGTTCCCGGTGTGACGTATGAAATTTTTGAAGTGGGAGGTAAAAAGTATAAATTCGCTCAAGACGTTCCGAGTCTTTTACCGAGTATTCTGTTGGAACTCAAGCAGTTTCGTAAACAAGCCAAGAAGGATATGGCAATGTCTACAGGTGCGATGAAGGAAATGTTCAATGGTAAACAATTGGCGTACAAGATTTCCATGAACTCTGTCTATGGATTCACTGGTGCTGGCAAGGGTATGCTTCCGTGTGTACCGATCGCGTCAACGGTCACATCAAAGGGTCGATGGATGATTGAGCAAACACGGAATTACGTCGAAAAGAACTTTCCTGGGGCAAAGGTGAGGTATGGGGATACGGATTCGGTCATGGTTGAGTTTGACGTCGGTGATCGTAAAGGTGAAGAAGCTATCGCGTATAGTTGGGAAGTGGGTGAGAGAGCTGCCGAAGAGTGTACGGCTTTGTTCAAGAAACCAAATAATTTGGAACTCGAAAAGGTATATTGGCCCTATTTCCTCTATTCCAAAAAACGGTACGCCGCAAAGTTATGGACAAAGGGAAAAGATGACAAAATGCATATGGATTACATCGACATCAAAGGTCTTCAGGTTGTTCGAAGAGACAATACGCCTCACTTGCGAGAAGTATGCAAAGAACTCCTCGATGTTGTCTTAGAATCGAACGACACAGAACCACCAAAACAACTTGCACGTGAACGCGCGATCGAACTTCTTTCTGGGGACATTCCGAATGAAAAGCTTGTACTGAGTCAATCACTCTCGGATACGTACAAAGTGAAAGGGAAACCGGTACACATTTCTGATGTCGCGAATAGTTGGGATATTAACATGGCACATGTTCAAGTGCATAACAAGATGCGACAACGTCGTCCGGGCTCGGAGCCGCAATCTGGTGATCGGGTGCCGTACCTTCTCACAAAGACCGAAGACCCCAAAGCCAAAGCGTACGAAAAATCCGAAGATCCAAAATACGTAGAGGAGCATAATGTCCCGATCGACTATCACTACTATTTCCTCAATAAGTTTTTAACACCTGTGTGCGACCTACTTGATCCGTTATATGAGAATCCAAAGGAGGAAATCTTTGGTGAAATCATAGCTCAACATAAACCACCTCGTAAGAAGAGAGCGCCCAAGACATCAATTGAAACGTTATTTAAAAATTACGAACTAGAACAAAGTAAGTCCAATGTCGAGTGCACTAAATCAGGTGTTTGAAGAGGAGGTAGAAAAGCGCGTGAGTGAGCGACTTACACAATACATTGAAAAGATATCAAAGACACACGGCATTTCCATGGAGCTTTTGCTTCGAGACATTCCACACATTTCTGAAAACCTCATGTGTCGTGGTGTGAAGAAGGATGGGCATAGGTGTACGCGACGTGGTAAAAATGGTGGGTATTGTGATACACACTTGATACAAAAGAAGAGTTTCGAGCCCGTGTCCGTAGTTCGAGCGAGTGGACCCGCACATACGCATACATTTCCACCCATATTCATGAAAGGGTGTCCAGCCTGCGAAGCATCATCGTCATCAAACAAGCTTATAGATTTGAAGGGTATACTATAGTAATGAACAAGTCTGATATTCTGCTACATGCCATCAACAACTTTTACGGTGAAGAAAAGAATAGAACTACATTACTGAACGTCCTCGATAAATCGAGTGGAATCTCTCTCCGAAACCTTGAATGGTTCATCACGAATTACGCGAAGAAGAATCACACGAGTTATAAAACGACCGACGGTAAGTTATTCACAGTACACTGTGCATACAAGTCGAGTCTCGATGGATACAGTAAACGATTTTTTGATCCATTTTGTCGATCCCAAAAGTTCTCGTACACGGTTCCGGGAACATCTCATGAAATTCAAACGACACTCGCGCAATTGAATTTCATCAAATGGTGTATCAAAAACAAAATCATTGAATACATTAAGGATAACAAAACAACATTGTTTAATAAGCGAGGGACATGAATCCCTTTGAAAATTTAAACGTTTGATACCCAGTGTAGTACATGTGTAATGAATATTGATCGGTAAGTCCACTCTTTAGGTTTAATTCTATGTTTGTTTTTTCTGACTTTATCTGACTAAAATCCAGGCTTCCCGATGGCTCCACATTTGCCGGATACATCGAGAAGGAATATGTATAGATGTTTCTATACGGTCGAGACAGTCGAGCCTTGAATGGTGTCATGTACTTGTAGTATGAATGATTTGCACTTGTAATGTTAGGAAGATCATTTCCATTAATATAGAACTTTGCCGAATCCATGACTGGATAAAAGAACGCGTATAATTGATCAAAGTCGAGTACACTCGAAAAGTTGAATCTATTTTGGAAGTAGTAATAGTCCGCACCCACCGATCCGGGAATCTCATAGACATCGAGGTATGCCTGATCGGGTGTTCCCGGACCCCTGGCCTCATTCACGTCTTCAAACTTTTTGTTTCGTAAAAACCAGTGAAGTGTTTTCACGGGAATGGACGGAACCAAATTATTCTTGACGATGGTTTTCCCAACTTCGGTTTCTGTGGTTGGGTGTTTCTTCACCACATCCGTAATAAATGTCGTATCTTCTGTGACATAGAATCGTCTCTCAGCTGGATCGATCGTCATTTCTTCTGTGACGATGTGAAATTCTGGAAGTGTGAGAGTTGAGTTCGTATCCGAGAAGAATGTTTGTGGATGAAACTCAATTTCGAATTCAAGCTTTTGTTTATGAATCGCACATAAGGGAAAATACGGGCGATTTGGTTTATTGGTCTCGTACTCATCACTCGCATACTTTCTCGAAAAGAAAAAGGGAATTGGAATGATGAGATCGGATTGATACTGGGCATACTCTGGTGTATCGACGGCTGTATCATACGGAAGCATGCGATTAATCAAAAACTTGTTCGTGATCTTTTCGGACATTTCCAGATACAATTCATCGTAAATGACCATCCAATCATCGTAGATGGTTTCGAGTTCGAGTTCATCAACGCGCATGGTAATACTCTTTATCAAGTGTCGACCAACCTGATCGGAATAGTTCCGACCACTTGGGAGCGCTGGAAGCGTGAGACTGATATACATGTTACTCAAAAGGTCACCGGCGTTTTGGGGATTCATGGTCACTTTGATGCGTTCACCAAACGGCCATGTGAGTTTTCCGCCTGGATTGTATACGGTGGTGGTTCTATGAAAACGACTAAAGTTGGAATGTCTCTTCTCTTCGTATTTAAATAAAGAATCATCCGGTTTTCCGGACAATAGATATGTGTCTTGCTTACCGAGTGCGTTCAGCGATAAGATCGCCCCGGTGCTCGCGCCACTGACGTCGCACATCTTATTCTATGTCTACAAATTTTTAATATCACTTTTCCACATGTCTATGTGACTCGTGTTTTTCATGATATCGAGTTCGCGTCGCGCCGTCGCAGCTTCACTCAAAAGTTCTTTGACACACTCTTCGGTGTACTGAACAGTCTTGATATTGAGTAGATAATCAAAACTGTCATTGATTCTTGGAAATAGACCCGCCAATTGTCGTTCGAGATCATCCTTCTTTCTTTTGAAAACTATGATGTCTCCGTTGATGACCATGGTGACAAACTTGGATTTATAGCCACACATGGTTGCTTTG